AGGATACCTACAAGGAGACGCGCAAGTGATCACCATCCACCTCCCCAACCTCCGCCTCAAAAACCCCCTCAACAATTCGCAGGGGATGACCCGCGGCGGCAACATCGCGCGCAGTCGGGAGCGGAAGAAGATCCGGGTGACGGTGCGCGACGCCGTGTTCTGGGAGATCGTTGCCAGTGAGCGCAAGATCTCGCCGCGGCCGCCGACGATGGCCTTGGCGCGCGGCGAAGGCGTCACCGTGCAGCTGACGCGCATATCGTCCGGTACACTCGACGCGTGGGATGGCCTTCCGGCGAGCCTCAAGCCGGTGATTGATGGCATTGCAGACGCCTTCGCGCTGCCGGACAATGACGCTCGCTTCACCTGGCTCCCGCCGAAGCAGCAAAAATCCAAGCCGGGGATCTACGGCGTACGAATCGAGATTGAGACGAGGACGTCATGAACCTATGGACCGAAGAGCAGGTCGAGAACCTACGCCGCTACCAGGCGTGTGAGTACGTGCATCCGTTCACGTCGGCGGACGGCGGCAACCTAATCCCAACGAGCGAAGGCTGGGTCGAGGTTGAGGGTGGTCGCGTTGTTCAGGATTGGGCGCACGGTGCGATGCTGGACGGGTCGATGCTGGAGACGGTCATGTCTCAGATTGAGACGAGGACGACATGAGCAAATTCCAGGTAGGTGATCGCGTCGCGCGGCTTCGTGAGAGCGTTCGGCGGATGGGAGGGAAGGCGTGAGCGACCTCATCAAAGCGCTGATGATTTTTCTGAAGTATCGGAACCCGGATTACCCAACACATTGCGAGCACGACGTTCTGCAAATCATGGGCATTACCAAAGACGAGGTGTCCGCCGAAGACGCGGCCACACTTGAAGAACTCGGTTTTTTCTGGAGCCAAGAGGACGGCGGCGCATGGATCTCTTTTCGTTTCGGGTCGGCATGACCGGCAAGCCCTGGCTACCTGAGCACAATCACGACGACATCCGCGAGGAACTCACCGAGGCTGGCCACACCGAGGAATGGGTCGCGTTCTTCTGCGCCGCCCCCGCGATGGCGCGCGCGCTTTGCAGGCTTGAATACGGAACGCTCAAGGAATTCGACAACCATCCGTCGTGCCCGTGGTGCGAGACCTTTGAGGGCGAAGGACATGATCCGGACTGCGAGATCGACTCTTCGTTAGCCGCCGCCGGGATCGACGCCGCTGCTCGCGAAGAAGTGCGGAGCAGGAAATGATCGACCACTTCACCTGCGAAGAGTGCGGCGAGAGCGTCGACCCTAAGGGCACGCCGCATCAGTGTCCAGGAAGCGACAGCGATCGCATCTACGATCTTGAAAGACGCGTCGCGGAACTGGAAGAGTTTGTCGCGGAGCTGATCAAGGCTTGCGAGGTGAAAAATTGAAATCCCGCCCCTACGGCAAGCACCCGCCGCAACCCCGACCCTACGGATTCAACATGCGCCTCAGTGCCGAGGAATTCGATAAGCTTGAGGAGCGCGCCGCCGAGGAAGGCCTAACCCTCAGCGCGTGGCTGCGTCGGCAAATCGTAAAGACACACTAGACACTCGCTACGGCTCACGTACAACGAAAGCCCAAGCGCCAACCCGGCGTGATCTCGGGTTGCGAGCCGGTCTCGCCGAGGAGGTCTCATGTTAATACAGGCTGCGCGTGAGCTGTTCCTGGTGCCAATACCAACGCAGCAGCGTCTCGGCTCGGATCAATTCTCCAGCACCGACGTCGACGAGCTGACGTGGCGCTTCAATTCCGCCGAGGCGGACTTTGGCGTGCGGTCCACGCAGTCGGGCATCGAGGCGACGCTGAACCGCCTGGCCATCGGTGAGGGCGCGGCGAAGGAAGAGCGTCGCGATCAATGCGAGCGCGGAGCAATGCGCCGCGAACTCGAAGCGATGGCGACGTTGTCGCGGGCCGCGATCGACCTTCGGCTCGACGACCAAACCATGTGCATCAGCGACGATTCGGGCGGTGGCGTGCTCGACCCGCTCGGCGAGGACATCGGACAGGTCGCGCGGCTGATGGCGAAGTGGCGACGGGTCGAGAAGCGGCTACATGCGATCGACTACCGGCACTACCAAGTACTTTACGCCGTTTACGGCCCCGCGCGCGGCGATGCGCAGACCAACACGCTGCTACGAAAGAAGTTTGCGAATCTCTTTGAGATCGTCGTGGTGTTCGTGGCCGCGGCCAGCGAGAGCGGCAACCTCGTCGAAGCGCGCGGAGCTGCATTGCGCAAGGCAAACGCTGACGAGAGCTTCGTCACGATGCAAAAAAAGCAGGCTGAAAAGCTGCTGAAAGAAGCGCAGGACGTTTACGGCAAGGCGAAGATTGCGTGGACCTGATCAAGCTCACGGATTACGCGGCCGAAAAGGGCCGCGACCCCGAAGAGATCTGGACGGCGCTCTGCGCGGTCATTGAGACCGGACAAGCCCCCCAAGGACTCATCGTCGATCGAAAGAAAAGGGGCGCCGTTCGGTACATCGACCGTGACGCCATCCGACTCGTGGACCTCAAGAACGAAGAGTCGCTCGCGGGTCGACTCACGCGTGTCGAGGTCCACATCGTCGACCTGCAAGAGCGTATGCAGAACGTCGAAGCTCGCGTGGCCTAGTGGAAGTTAGGCAATCCAAGGCAATCCAAGGCGCGTTACGCTAGGTTAGGGACTCATCACGCCGAAGCCCTCGGAGCTTGCCTGCGGGCGATCAGGGCGGCGTGACCCGCAATCTTCCGCCCCGAACATCAAGGGTGGCGAACATGGCCGCATCCAATCGAAACAACGACAAGAAGCAGCTCGACGCCAAAGAGTGGCGCGAACGCGCGATTCGGTTACGGCGCCAAGGCTTCACGATTCGCGAGATTGCGTCGAAGGTCGAGCGCTCCGCGTCGGTGGTCCACGATGCTTTGGACGCTGCTCGCAAAGCCGTTCCAGTCGAAGATGTCGAAGCGCTCCGCGAGCAGCAGGCCGATGAGATTCGGACGCTGAAGCGAAAGTGGCGGGACGCCGCGCATACGGGCGACAAGGACGCGGCCGATGTCTACCTCAAAGCGTGCGCGCGTGAGGCCAAGCTACTTGGGTTGGATGCGCCGATCAAAACTGAATTGTCGGGCGAAGTGAAAACGACGACCGCACATGACGAACTTCTCGCTCGCCTCGCTCGCCTCGCTGCCGCCGCAGCAACGGTCCGAGGTGATTCGGGGCCTGACGGCACGAGAAGCTGAAGAGCTTCTTTATAGCTGGCGCGTTTGGGCTCGGCCCGAGCAGCTAGCGCCTGTTGGAGCCTGGGATGTATGGCTGATTCTCGCCGGTCGCGGCTTCGGGAAAACGCGAAGCGGCGCCGAGTGGGTCTGCGAACGCGCAAACCTCGGCGCTCTTCACATCTATCTGATCGGCGCGACGGCGAGCGATGTGCGCGACGTCATGGTGGAGGGCGAGAGCGGAATTATGGCGTGCTCGCCGCCGTGGAACATGCCGCATTACGAGCCTAGCAAGCGGCGCGTGACGTGGCCGAATGGCTGCCGCGCATCGACCTTCTCTGCTGACGAGCCAAACCGACTCCGCGGGCCTCAGGCCGATACGGCATGGGCCGACGAGCTTGCCGCCTGGCGCTACCCCGACGCCTGGGACCAGCTCTCCCTCGGCCTTCGCAGCGTCAAGAGCGGACTACTGCCGCAAGCGGTCGTCACGACGACGCCTAGGCCGACACCGATAATCAAGAGCCTCATTGCCGACCCGACTACGGTCGTCACGCGCGGATCGACGTACGATAACAAGGCGAACCTCGCTGGCGCGTTTCTTCGGAAGATTGAGCGCAAGTACGAAGGTACCCGCCTCGGACGTCAAGAGCTGTACGCCGAGGTTCTCGACGACAATCCGGGCGCGCTTTGGAAGCGTAAAAACATCGACGATCTCAGGGTCGTCAAGGCGCCGGAGATGCGCCGCGTCGTCGTCGCAATCGACCCTGCGGTGAGCTCCAACGCCGACAGCGCCGAGACCGGCATCATCGTCGCGGGCTTAGGCGTCGACGGTCACGGCTACGTCCTTGCGGACTACAGCCTTTCCGACACGCCAGCGAAGTGGGGCCACGCGGTCATCACGGCGTACAACGCACACCGCGCCAATACGATTATTGCTGAGACGAACAACGGCGGTGACCTGGTAGGCGCGAACGTGCTTATGGCAGCGGGCAACGCTGGCCAGCTTGTGCACTTTCAGAAAGTGCACGCGAGTCGCGGCAAGCAAGTACGCGCGGAGCCTGTTGCCGCAATCTACGAGCAGGGGCGTATCCACCACGTTGGCGCATTTGCGCAGCTGGAGGACCAGCTTTGCGATTGGGATCCCGCCGGCGGCGGAGATTCACCCGACCGACTTGATGCGCTGGTTTGGGCGTTTTTTCATCTGATGGTCGAGCCGCGTGAGGTCAGTCGCCGCATCAACTTTACCAACTTCCCCCACGGATAAATGCCCAGCGTCCTCTACAAAATCCTCGCGCAGACCCACGCGGACTACACCCCCGCGCTCTGGCAGGAGCTGGACGATCTCTATCGCGGCGGCTACGCCATTCAGGCGCACGCAAAGTCTTACCTGCCGCTGCTGATGAACGAAGCGGGCCCGCGCCATGACGAGCGCATCCGCAGCTCTGGCTACGTCAACCATCTTGGTCGCATCATCGATGCTTTCGCTTCGGCGCTCTTCTCTCGCGAGTTGAGCGTCAAGTTACCCGCGGACGCGAGCGACCCATCCACTCCCGGCGTGGCGCCTACGCTACCCGCGCTCTACGCCGCGTTTACGAAAAACGCTGACCTCAGCTCCACGACATTCGTTGACGTCGAGAAGGCCATTTTTCGCACGGCCATCCTGAAGAAGCGCGCCATCCTCGCGATCGACTTTCCGAGCGCAGAGGAAATCGCCGCGCTCAATATCGTCAACGCTGCGGGCGAAGAGGCTGCAGGCATTCGCCCCTACGCCTTCGAAGTACAGCCAGAAGAGTTGATCAACTGGAAACGCAAGCCGCGCGGCGCGGGCTTCGCGTGGGCCGTGCTCTATCGTCGCCGTCGCGATCAGGACAGCCCTACCGCCCTGCCCTCGGGCATCATTCACGAGTGGAAGGTCTGGACGCTCAACGACGCGGGTTACGCGCACTGGGACCTGTACAAATCCCCCGAGCCGGAGAACGGCCAATTCGATCAAGACTTCCCGATTCCTTGGGATAGTGGCGACGACACGAGCTTTATCGATATTCCGCTAATTGAGTTCGACCTGCCCGAAGGCTTATGGGTCGGAAACAAGATTGGATTGCTCTGCAAAGAGCACTATCAGCGACGAAGCGCGCTGGTTGCCGCCGAGAACAAAAGCCTAGTCGCCATTCCCGTGCTCAAGCGCGGGCCCGAGCTCGAGGCGGGCGGCGCGATTCCGAGCGACATCCAGCAGAATCCGAACCGCGGTGCACGTCCGGTTGCTCAATTCAATTCGGTCGGCTGGCTCGAAATCGGTTCCGGCGACGACTTGGTTTTTGCTGAGCCTGAGGGCAAGGCGTATGCGCTGGTTGATAGCCAGCTAAAAGATCTAAAAGACGAAATCTACCGTATCGTCGATCAGCTGGCTGCAAGTGCAGACAACTCTTCTTCTTCGATGCGCCGAAGTGGCGAATCGAAAAAGCAAGACCGCTCGAGCGAATCTATTGTGCTTGGCGAATTTGGCGTTCGCGTTCGCGCGCATGCCGTCAAGGTATTTACGGCTATCAGCTCCGCACGCAACGAAAACGTGGTCTGGGTCCCTTACGGTCTGGACGATTACGATCAAGAGAGCCGCGCCGATATCCTCCAAGAAGCGATCAACGCGAGCAACGTGAGCATTCCCAGCGCGACGTTCTCCAAGATGTACAAGACGAAATTGGCGACGGCGCTGGTGAGGATGCCGCCCGAGACGCAAGACGTCGTGCGGCAAGAGATTGAGGACGGCGTAGACGACGAGCTGGCGCAGAAGAAGGCGCTGCAAGATGCCGTCGCGGAAGCTGCGCAGAATCCGCCGACGACCGGCGAGAACGATCTGCCGAACAAAGGCGCGCCGTCGGCGCAAGCAGGTGCGAGCAAGAGCAAGGGCGGCAAACCCGCACCGAAAGGCGCGAAATAAATGTTCTCACCGTACATCTTCAACGAATCGTCGCCGAACGCGCCGGGCGTTTCCGTCAGCACGCAGCCCGTCTTTCAAAGCGCGTTGCCCGCCGGCATTGCCGGACCGCTGGATGACAGCGACTGCATTGTTTTCACCTGCGACCTTGTCGGTGCGACCGGCGGCACGCTGGATATCTACGTGCAGACGAGCCCCGACGGCGGCGCCAGCTGGTACGACCAGGTGCATCTTCCGCAGCTTGCTGCAGGCGCGCCGGTATCAAGGGCGGTTGCCAGCGTGTCGCTATTTACCAACAGCCCCACGACCAACGTCGTCGGCAAGGGCCTCGCGCCCGCGCTTGCGGCGAACACGATTATCAACGGCCCCTACAGCGACCGATGTCGCCTCGTATTCGTCGCGGGATCGGGCACTACTGCAGGCGCCGTCATTCGCGTTATCGCGATGATTCAACGCAGCCATCCTCGCAACTGAGCATGAAGATTTTGCTCATGCGGCACGGATTTTCCGGCAATCAGCTGCTCGGCAAAGACAAGAACTCGCCCGAAGATCTCGCGCGCCCGTTAGAGCCGGAAGGCGCCCAGGACGTGGAGAACCTCGCGGCCTGGCTGCTCGACAATGACATGGTGCCTAGCGCGATACGCGCATCGACCGTCAAGCGCGCCAAACAGACCGCGAAGATCTTAGGCGATGCGTTCGGGATGAAGCCGATCATGGATGACAATCTGTACCCGACGAAGCCTGTGGAGCAGGTAATCCGCAACCTGGCAGCCGACAAGGCGCAACACCGAGTGATGCTGATCACGCACTCCAACACGATTCAAGAAGCGCTTCGTGCGCTCAACTTCCTCGATGTCGACTACGTCGATCCGATTGCATGCGCTGAAATGCGCGTAATCAAGGTCCGGCGCAAAGATGGCGCGTGGAAAGAGTCGAAGCGCATCATGCCGACCGACCTCGGCAGCGAGAACGATCTGTATTGATGTTTGCATTGCCCGATAAGCGGGCGCATGCACTCGCAACACTTCTCGCGACCTACGATCGCGTGGCCATCGTCGGTGGCCCGCGCACCGGCAAGACCACGCTGAGCGAACGCGTCAACGCCGAGCTGAAAGACGATCGCTTCGTCTTGCACAACGACGACCTACTCAAGTCGTTCGATTGGACGTCGGCGCCGTTCGGCATCATCGAGCGGCTCGCGCCGTACACCCGCTTCGTGGTCGAAGGTGTCCAGACTGCCCGCGCATTGCGCAAGGGCCTCAAGGTCGACGCTGTAATCTATCTCGACGATCCGAAGGTCCTTCGCAACAAAGGCCAGGTCTCTATGGCGAAGGGAATTGCCACCGTGTTCGCCGAGTGGCGAGCTGCGCACCCGTTCGTTCCTCTCGTGCACCCTGATCGCGGACTTTACTAATTTTATTGAGCACCTGATGGCGCTCTGAACGCAACAAAAACCCACAGCGGCCTGAGCGTTGCTCTCGCCATCCGGAGAATTAAAAAAATGGCTTCAGCGCTCTTTTCCCTTTCAGACGGCGGCGGCGCGGCAACGGCAGTCGGCGGCGCCGCACAACCCAACGGCCTCAACGTTACCGCAGGTAACGTCGTCAACGGCCAGATCACCGACATGGTCGGCGTGACCGGATTCCAGGTCCGCTCCGTGTACAACACGGCTGGCATCGTCGACCAGAGCATCGTCTTCACTCAGAACGCCGTCACGGGCGCATTCTCGTTCCCAGCCGGTACGCAGGAAGGCGTCGGTTACGTCGTTCGCGTTGACATCCTCACGTACACGCAGACGCCGGCAATCGCGGTGTCCTACGCCGCCGTGTACGTCTCCGCGCAAGGCTCGATGCGCCTCGCCTTCCCGCTGAGCTCGACGATGATTCAGAGCCAGCTGAACGCTCTGCTACTCACGGCCTACAGCACTAGCCAGGGACCGAATCAGGACCCGAACGTCGCGTTCGTCACGAACGGATCGACGACCAACGCGCAGGGCGCGGGCGGTCCGACCAACGTCGCGCTTGTGCAGCTTGTCTGCAAAGGCTCCGGCGTATTTGACTACATGGTCAGCGCTTCGGCGGCAGGCGCCGGCGGCGACGTCGTGACCTGGGCACTGCAATCGCAGACCGGTACCGGCGCGGCAGCCTATACGGGTGCCACGGCAGCACCAGGCTTGGGTGGACTCTACGCCTCCGGCGCAGCAGGCACCGGCATCGCCATCACCGGCGGCGGCGGCGGTGCACTCACGCAGCTCTCGCAAGTCCAGACGGTAGGAACCGCGGCTGTCGGCGCGGCGTTCTCCGCCTCCGGCACGCTGCACAACAGCGTTGTGGCCACGGTCGTCACGCCGTTCGTGCGCGGCCAGAACGTGTTCTTCGCTCTCCAGCTCACGGATAGCGCGACTAACCGCGCGGTGTCGGGCATCTCGCTCTCGCTCCGCGAGCGCCTCTCGTCGTAAGTCGCTATGGCCTGGCGAGCGTCCAGCGGGCGAAGCCCGAACCGAGACATCGTATGGGCCAGCCGCGATGTGTGGCGCGAATTCTGGGACCGGTGGCTAGAGATTCAGCCACTGGTCACGCGCGGCGCGCATCCCGCCGATATCGAATTTCAACGCGACGAGCTGCGCGCGTGGGCCCGTGAACGGGTCAACGTCTACGGCATGCGCGGACTCTACCTTATTCCCGTATGAGGCTCCCTCAATGCCGACCGAACCGACCGATCCCGTAGGCGCCGTTTATCTCATCCTCGGCGATACCAAGGATCAAAAGGATACCGAGCTCGGCCTGTTCTTCCACGCCGAACATGCGCAGTCGCATGCGGCGACGCTGCGCTCATGGCTCAACGTCCGCGTGGTGTCCGATACGCGAAAGCAGTCGGAGCTCCACCCGGCGCATCAGGGCCTAAGCCCGAAACCTTCACGGCAATACCGCTGATCTAAGCAGCGTCCACCACAACACAACACCAACCAGTCTGCACGAGCCACGGCGGTTCGCGCGGAAACGGAGGACTCCATGTCCGACAATATGCCGCCGGGGAATGGCTCCCCTAATTCGCCACCGGGCACGAGTGCGCCCTTAGCACCCAATGCAGAAGAAATGACCGAGATGATCGCTCGTGTCGCCTCGCAGGTTGTCAATGCGGCGTGGACAGCACGATCGAAGAAGCTCCGCGAAGAGATTACGGCCGACTTCAAGACCGGCTTTGACGGCCTCAGCAAGCAAATGGCCGACATGGCGACCGCTCCCGAAGGAAAAGGGAAAAAAGGCGCTGCCAAAGAAGAACCTGACGACCCGAAGATGAACGGAATGCAGCGGCAACTCGCCGACATGCAGAAAGCGATCGACGATCGCGACCGCAAGCTCGCCGAGTCAGAGACGAAGTCCAAACAGCAAACGCTGCGCTCTACGCTCAACGAAGAGCTCGCGAAGGCCGGCATCACCGACCCGACGCGGCAACGCATCGCAAGCACGCACCTGATCTCGCAGGGATTCGTGTTCGCTGACGACGAAGGCAATCCAATCTTCGCCGAAAATCAAGACAGCCATCTCGACTTAGCAACCGGCGTTAGAGCCTGGAGCAAAGGCGAAGAGGCGAAAATTTTCCTGCCGACTTCTGGCGCTCGCGGTTCGGGCGACAGACCTGGGCAGGGCGGAACGAATCCTAAGGCGCCGAGTCCCCAAGACACGACGTCCACAGATCTCGGACTGGCCCTTATCGCAGCACACAACGCCATCGGCGTGTGAGCCGCGAGAGGGCTTAGACCCGCGTAGTATCCATCCAACGAGCCGCACAAAGGAACGCGCACGCCCATGGCTGCCGACATTCTCCCAAATATTCAGCCTGCGCTTGCGCAGACGTTCGCGAAGCGACTCGTCAAAGCCTGGAACCGTCAGGCTATTACCATTTCGCAAATCCCTGTCGTTAGCGACATGGGACAAGGCGATGCCAAGCAGATCGCTTGGGACGTCGAATTCTCCGGCGCCGGCGCCGCAGCCTTCCTCGAAGGCAGTGACGTTGCGCAGTCCGAATTTCTCCAGGACCCGATCGTTCCTGCAGTCGTGCCGTGGGGCATGTACCGCTCGGCATTCAAGATCTCGAACCTCGAGATCAACGCCGCGTCCCGAAGCATCGCCAACGCGACTCAGCTTGGCGACATCGTCGGGCTTCGTCTCGAGAGCGCCATCACGAAGATGCTCTCGCGCATGAACGCGGACTTCTTCACGGGCACGGGCAGCGACGCGAACGGTAACCCGACGCTCGTCGGCCTGACCTCCGCGCTCTCCGCCACCGGCACGTACGCCGGTCTCTCGAAGGCGCAGTACCCGGAATGGGGCGGCAACGTCCTCTCCAACGGCGGCGTCACTCGTCCGCTTACCTTCGACCTGCTCGCCAACATGGAGCAGCTGATCTTTATCGCCTCTGGCCAAGAGCCGGACGCGATCATCACCTCGGCGGGTATCGCCCGTAAGTACGAAGGTCTCTTCGAGACGTCTCGTCAAGGTATGAACCAAGGTGATCAGAACTTCGGTGGAAGCTCCGGCGGCTACCAGGGTTCAACCGGTCCCGGCGTGACCGGACCGCGCACGAATCTCTACTGGCGCGGTAAGCCCGTTATCCGCGATCGCGATTGCCCGGCGAATCAGCTCTTTATGGTGAAGTGGTCCGAACTGGAAATGAAATACCTTCCGTTCATGCCGCTTAGCCCGGACGGTGTCAGCGTTATCAATCGCGCGATGCCGAGCGCGGACGGTACCAATTTCGTTCCGACCAACATCTCGGCGACGGTCTACCCGCTCGCGCGCGTCGGTTCGGCCATCCCGTGGGTTGCTGAAATCTACGTCCAATCGAAGACCGCCCGTGTTAACGCCCACGGCTGGCTCAGCGATATCGCGGAGGTCTGACAAATGGCCCTCTTTACTCGACGCGCCGCGGGGGCAGAGATGCCGCTCGCACTCGCGCAGGCGCACAACAGACTATGCGCGCAACCCGCGCTTGTCGGCGCGTTTTTCCACGCCGACATCACGTCGGTTACCACCGGCGACTTCATTAGCAAAGCGTCCACGCCGCTGCAGGTCACTGCAGCGATCGCGGCTGACTTGCCGACGTCGATCGCGCTGAGCAATCAGCTGACCGGATTCTTGAGAGTTCACATGGGCGAGGGTGCTAGTACGGACCCCTTCGCTTGCGGCGCTCACAAGATTCCTGACATCGCAAACACTTTGACGCTGCCCTCAGTGATCGTTGCGACCGGCGTTGCGGCGACTGACACGGCCTCCGTGATCGCGGCGCTGAACTTGATCAAAGTCAGCTTCAACCTGCATCTCGCGCAAGCTGGCGTGCACTACAACAATGACGGCACCAACACGATCGCGGCAGCTAACGCCGTCGATCTTCCGTCGTCGATCACACTCGCGAACGCGGCGAAAACGTCTCTGAACGCTCACATCCTGAGCGGGCCCACGACGCCGCAGATCAAGATTAACAACACCTAGTCACTCCTAAGCACAAGACTTCGTCGACCCAGCCGCCTCTCACATAGGCGCGCTGGGCGGCGGAGCTTTGTCCACCGAAAGAAGCCCCGCCACCATGAACGACATTCGCACCCGCCATCAGCCAGTTAGCTACAAGACCGAAGAATTCACTACTTGGTTCAACCCTCTTCAGGTTGCGCAGCATGTTGATGTCTTTTACGGGAGCGGTTTCGCCAATGAGCCGCAAGCGACGCGGTTCACCGTGCAGCCCGGGCAAAAGCTTGATATCCCCTCGCGCTTTGATTACGCGATCCAAAAGGTCAGCTGCGACAAAGACGAGTGCAAGAAGAAGGCACCCGGCTTCTGCAGCAAGGGCCACTCCGGAACGATTCTAGGTGGTCTCGCGCCGCAGCTCGTGCGCGAAGGATCGCGCGCAGTGCTCGCCGAAGCGCTCGACCCGAGCCTCGCTGAGAAACGTCAGCAAGAAGCCAAGCTCGCAGCTGCGAACATCGCTCGCCACAACGCCGAGAACGCCATGCTGCTCGCCGAAGCGCGGCGCTTGGAGCTCGAGGCCGAAATCAAGGTCAAAGCGGAAGCCGAGAAGGGCGCTGCTGAGGCTGAGAGGCGCGAAGCTGACCGTAAGATGCAGCAAGGGAAGCGGTAACTACGAGGATCGGCGGGTCGCGCAGGGAGCAATTAATCCATGGCAAGCTATTTGGAAAGCGACCGAGTTTCGGTGCGCGAGTACCTCGGATTTTCTTCATTATTCCTTCAAGCGGACCCCAGGCTCGAGTCAGCAATTACGGCCTCCCAAGCCATCGCCGACGGCGGCACGCGTCCCGATAACAGCCTGCAGCTGCGCGTGCTGACGATCGTCGCAGCGCTACAAGCTATCGACGCTGCGATCGACAATCTTCTTATTCAGCAAGGCACGATGGAGCTCGCGGAAGCAAAGCTCAATTCGTACCGCGAGATGATTCGCCTCAAAGCGCGAGGTCGCATCTACGTGCACCGCTTAGCCCGCGTATTCGACACTTTGCCGCGCGCCGATTGCTTCGGTCCTGCGGTCGGACTCGAGGGCGAGTACCCGGCTTACCCGCGCACTGCGCGCATGGGTTACTAAGGTGCGCCTCACGCTCTTCGGAGATGGGGAGCACGACGATGACGATGCGTGCCCGCATTGCTCCGTGCACGTCTACCCGACCTACGGGCGATCGCACGAGCCGCTTCACGTCGAGTGCTGGTGCGATCCGCGCGTCCAAGAGACCGCGTCCGGCGTCCTCATCATTCACCGTGACCTTAACTGAAAGCGAGACGTCATGGCCGGAGGCGTAGCGACATTACGTAACGCACTTCTGCCGGCCCTTGACGCGATCCGAGGTATCTCGGGCGCGCTTGGAATGCGCCTCTTTACCGTTTCGGTGGTGCAGCGCACATGGTCCGGTTCGCGTGCCGGTATCGGCAACAGCACAGACTTGACGTCGGGCGTAAAGGTCGACCTTGGCATCTATCAGACCCGGGTCAGGCAAGTATCCATGCGTGAGATCGTCGCAAGCGGCGGATTTTACCAAGACCAGGACATGCTCGTTGGTCCGATCACGCCTCCGTTCGCAGGGTCCGCGTTAGACAACGACGCCATCACGGTTTTTGATCCTCTATCTATGAGCTTGCCTACTGAGATTTTCTTCAACATCCAAGGTCCGGGGGCACCCGCAAACGGCTTTTGGTACAAGAAAATTAGCCAGGACGTCACGAAGGTTTTTGATTACACCTTCACGGTCAGGCGCACCGCGGAAATCCCATGAGCAACGACGGGCAGACGTTTCGCTGGTCGATGGGCGCGCTGCTAGTGCGCATCACCACCGGAACGATTGAAGCCCTGCGCATCGCAGTAGCCGCCGCAGCGATCTCGGCCAAGTCCACACGCTTGTTCAATGACCGCACGGGTTATCTTCGCCAGAATATCAAAGGCGAGTCGTACGGCTTTAAAGGCCGCGTAATCGCACAAGCTAAGTACGCCGTATTTGTCGAGAACGGCCACCGGCCTCACACCGCGCCGCGACCGTTCATGGCCGAGGCCAAGATGATCGGCGAAGAGATTCTCGTGCTCGGGGTCAATAACGCACTCGAGTTTGCGATCGAAACATCGAAAAAAGTCTAAGTGCCCGACTACAGCTCCTTTTCCCACGGCGGTTCCAGCTATCCGCTCACTTCGTCGACGACGAATAGCGCGCTTCAGGACGCTGATCCTTCCGTATTTTTTGCCATCGATTTTTTTCAAAGCGTCATCACGACGTACATCGGCAGCCGGCTTCTTGCCGAGGTGGGCCGCGCGCCCGTTATCCAAAATATCACGAGCGCAGTCCAGCAGGTCGTTCCTTACGACCCGCAGCCGTACCTAACGCAAAATCAATTCAGGTTTCCGCTTCTCGCGGTGTACCGCCAAAAGTCGAAATACGATTGGCGCGCGCAATCGTGGATGCGGGATTCGGCGCTCTGGGTAGTCGAGTACATGCTCCCGCCGCTCACTCCCGGGCAGGTCGAGCGGCTTCGTCCGTTCTTGCACTCGGTCGAGATTGTTCTTCTTAACCGTATCGAAAACATGTTTGACCCGAGCTATCAGGCGGGTCTCAAAGTATGGCAAGCCGCCGGCCTAGAAGAGATTCGCCTCGAGGAGTCGACGCAAGGCGCCTACAGCGATGGCGGGTCGCTCGTCTTCCCGTCGATCAAGATGTTTCTCACGGTCAAAGAGCGCGACATGCCGCCTGCCGCGGGCACGTTCCAAGCACTCATCGGCGTCGACAATGAGATCGATCTCGCGAGTCCCAACGATCCGCAGCTGTCCGACGTCGCGGACACGCAGATCACCTTCACGACGCTAACGGCGCCCACGACGGTCCCCAATCTCGTCGCCTGGTACTCTAGCTTCACGGGACCCGTGACGGCCGTGGACGGCTACCACGTGGCCTCGTGGGTCGATCAGAGTGTGACGGCGCTAACGGCGACGGCCCCGGCCACGAACCTTCCGATTCTAGTGCCGCGCACCTTCGTCGTCGGTCTCGCGCAAACGCCCAAAGCTGCGCTTCGTTTCGACGGCCTCACCAGCTACCAGCTATCGCCAGCCGTCGCGGCGCTCGCAGTCGATACCGGCTTCACGCTGATCGTCTTCAGTCGACTCGACAACACCGCGAACCGGCAATGCCCCGCGGCCCGCACGCTCGCCAGCGACACCGGCGCGCATTCGTTCGGTCCCGAAGCCAATACGATCGGCACCGTCGGCAACCGCTTCGGCGTTCAGGCTGGAGGGTCGTCGTACGACACGCCAATCGGCACCGATCAGCAGTGGCACATGCATGTGCTGCGCGCGACCTCGACGGTCAACGGCACCGGCATCGCCTCGACGCTGACCTACCGCCTCGACAGTACGCCGCAATCACTCGCCCTTCGTTCCGGCTCGGGCAACTGGCAAGGCATGGCGTCGAGCACGTTGATTGCCATCGGCGCCAACCCCGCGGCGCTCGCCTCGACAGCCTTCTCGGGCGACGTGGCCAGCGTGCTTGCGTACTCCCGCGCCTTGACTGACGGCGAGTGTCTGACGATCGAGATCGCGACCCGCGCATTTTTCGGATTCCCTAACCCTTAGTTATCTGCTGAACCCGCGACGCCGAGAGGCGCGCTCGGAGATCACCCATGAAAAAAGTGCTGCGCCTCAAGGCGCGTGGCGCGGCAATGCAGCCTCATTTCGAGGCGCACGGTGCCGGGCAGCGTCGCTACGTCGGTCGGTCATTCGATCCGTCACTCGGTCACGCGTACCTCGACGAGAACAAGAATCGCCTGCTTACCGGCGGATGGCCCGCGCTTGCGGAAGGCGAGTCATTCGAATTCGACAGCGTCACTCAGCCCGACGCGAACGAGCATTTCTACCTTTACGTCGCTGCCGTGAAAGACGGTTCGTTGTGGCCCGCGGACGACGAGACCGCGCAGTTATGCGGCGTGAAGTGGGATCCGACCTTCGGCGGCGAATTCGATGCGCCAAAAGAGATCGAAGCACCGCGACCTACGCTTTTAGTTGCCTCGAAGTCCACCTCTAAGAGCGCGGAGTAACCGATGCCTTCTTTCGCTGTATCCGTTCCCCTCACGGGACTCTCCGCAAATGATCCGGTCCCCGGTCAGTACGTCGAGGTCAACTTCGCGCAAGGCGCGGACTCGGCCGGTACAGGCTTGCGCGCCATCTTAATTATCGCCAACAAAAGCACCGCGGGCGACGCTACGGCCGACATCGCAATCTACGGTCCCCCGTCACCGTTCGTTCCGACGGCGCCTCAGCCGCTCGCAACGGTCCAGGATTCTATCAGTCGCTTCGGTCAAGGATCGGAAGCGCACCGCATGTACAAGCGGGTCGTCGCGGTCAACCAGACCACGCCCATCTACGTTATTTGTCCCCTGGAATCCGTGGGTGCAGCGGCAACGCTGGTCGTGACGTTCGCGGTCACGGCGACTAACGCAGGATCAGTACGCACGTGGGTCGGCGACGATTTTATCGACTCGCCCATCAGCACCAACGACACGCCAACCGCCATCGCGGCTGCCGTCGCTGCAGCGATCAACTCAAAGCTAGATTGGGCCGCGAATGCGGTTGCAGCTGTCGGCGTCTTGACAATCACTGCCAAGAACAAAGGTCTGCGCGGCAACTGGCTCCGCGGTTCGTCGAACATCGTCGGCACTGGCGTCGGCACCACGTCAAGCGTCGCGATCCCGACGTTCTTCACCGGCGGCACCACGGCAGATAGCAACGCCAACGCGCTCGCGACGATCCTCACGCAGCGCTTTTACTACGTCGTCTCGGCTGCCGAAGATGCCGCGCAACTCGGTGCGCTTCTCTCGCAGCTCGGAACGCAGGCGCTCCCGACGCAAGGACTCCGGCAGTGCAGTTTTGCCGGCAGCATCGACACGCTCGCCAACGTCACGACAATCGCGACCGGAATCAATTCGGCACGATGCGAAATTCCGTGGCTCGCGCAAGCGGACCTTACGCCCGCTGAACTCGCTGCCAACTATGCCGCCGTATGCTCGCTCTATGAGTCGTCGACGACCCCGCGCCTGAATCTATCGGGCTTCGGCCTCTCCGCCAACGATGCGGCCAACTGGAAGGTGCGCGCGCCGCGCTCTGGCGCCGTCCCGTCACGCTCGCAGCGCCTCACCGCGCTAAACAACGGCATCACCACGATCAACGTGCTGCCGACAGGCACGACCTACCTCGAGAAGCGCGTCACCACGCGCAGCTTGTCGGGAGCGAACAACGACTACCGTATCCGCGACCCTCACAAGGTCCGCGTATGCGACTTCTTCGCGGACGATTGGGTCGCGAAACAGCAAGCGCAGTTTCAGGGCAAAGTGATCGGCGACGATCCGGTGCCTGGTCAGCGTACGCCGGGCCCTCTCGTGCTTACTCCGCGCGTGATGAAAGCCGCCGCGTGGAAGCTTATTGACGACTACGCCGACAAGTTCCTTCTGCAGAATCCCGACCAGATCAAGGCTGCCGTAATTTGCAATCGCGAGCCCGGCACGACCAGCCGAGTCAGTACACGCTTCGCTCTGCAAGTGATTGATATAGCCGACCAATTCGGAAGCGCGATCGATCAGATCTAAGCCAGGCAAACACGCAGGTCTAAGTAACCGCACACCCCTAAACATTACAGTTTCTGGCGCACAAGAGAGCCGTCGTTCCTCACCGGAGCGGCGGCTTTTTTTCTAGGCGCTGAAGGAAAAGCGCCATGGCGTTGCAGCTCTATACTTTAGCATCGATTTTCGTAGACGGATCATTACTCGCCGAGGAAGTCAGCGTCGGCATTGATCGGAATATGCGTGTCCAGGAAGTGATGACCGTAGCCAAAGGGTTCGCTGGTATTTCCCCCGGCGCCGCTATGATCATGATTACCGTCGACAACGCGGTGCCTGCTGCTGACTTCGAGCTCAACCCCGGCGCCCGCATGAAGGGCTTGGCCGTGGTCGAACTCACGGTCTTTGCTGCCGGTCGCACGCTGACGTCGAAGGGCTTCTTTATCGAAGACAATTTCAGCCACGCGGTGAACAGCGAATCAAAGCTGAACATCAAGTTCGTTGGCGAAATGGCCGATTGGGTCTGATCTAGATGGCCGACGAAATGAAGCCGTCCGAACTTTGGGCGGAGATCATCGCGCTCCCTCGCCCGTCCCGTGTCGTCGAGTTTCCGCGCAAGAAAGCGGACGGCGCTGCGGTCGGTGAGTTTTTGATGCAGGTGCTGAAGCAAGAAGAGCAAATGCTTTGCGCTGCCGCGGCAGAACGCTTTACGCGCAAACTTTTGAAAGATGACGCCCCGAAAAACGGCGACCTTGCACGCGGCTACAACGACATCTATTCGAACGCCGCGGCAGTGGAAATCTTGTTTCGCGCGTGTCGCACGAAGGACGACTTGATCAAGCCGCTCTTTCCGTCGCCCGATGTGCTTCGTCAAAATTTAACGAATGACGAACTCGGCGTGCTGATGAGCATCTACTACACGGTGCAAACCGAGCTCGGCCCCATCGTCGCCTATCTTTCCGAAGAAGAAATCGAGGCATGGGTCGTGCGCCTGGTTGAAGGCGGCAGTAGCTACCCTTTAGATTCGCTGTCCTCGGAAGCGCAGAAACAATTGTTGATGCGTTTGGCATCCCGGCTGTACAAGCCACCGACGGACACATCCTTGCCTGGATCGCCAGCCGAAGAGGGCGCGACGAACTCATTGCCAAGCGAGACCGCTTGACCGAAGACCAGGCCGCTACGAGGAAGCTCGGCGACCTTGGCATCGCATTGGCTAACCCGCCGTTCTGGAAGAAAGTCTAATGCCCGCAAGCGTCGTCGTCGACTTTCAGGTGGCTGGTATCTCCAAGGTGCAGCAGGCTTTTGCGACCGTCGAGAAGGCCAGCATCAAAGCCGACAAGGCACGCACGCAAGCCGAAAAGACTGGCTCAAAAGAGCGCGAGCAAATCCTTGTCAAGGAAACGCGCGAAAAGGAGCGCGAGCTCCAGAAGCTTGGCCGTGAGGCGGACAAGTGGAGAAAAGAAGAGATTCGCGGCGCTGAGAAGGCTGAGCGCGCGAAGATCATCGAAGTCGAGCGATCGACGCGGATGATGAACCAAATCCGCGAGCGGTCGGCCACGATGGCGGGGCAGATTGCACGACGCGAGGCAGACGCCGAGATTCGAGAGATAAAGCGCGTGGCCGAAGCGCGTGGCCGATTTCGCAAAGCGATCGGCAGCGCAGGCGTCAACTCGGTAAAAGGAATGGCCGGCACTGCGATCGGAATGGCTGGCGGCGCTCTTGCGCTAGGCGGCGGATTCGCCATTGCCGACGCCGTTTCTGGTTACAGATCGGCAGACCGTGCGGCGGTGATGACCTCGAACGCCGGCTACATTCCAGGGCAGACTCCGCGCGTCGATCCCAAGATCATCATGGCCCAGGCGAGTGCCATCGCCATTAAAACGGGACTCGACAAGACGGACGTCATTGGCGGCCTCGGGACTTATGCTGATCGATCTAGCGATCTCGCTGGCGGCATGAGGAATCTCGACTTCTTCTCGAAGCTATCCAAGGGCAGCGGCGCGAACTTCGGCGAAGTGATGGACGCCGCCGGCATGATGAAGGCGCAAAACGCCAACCTGTCCGACACTGAGATGCAAAACATGATGCGCGGCATCGTCGGTCAAGGAAAACTTGGCGCGGTTTCGTTCAAGGAACTCGCGCATTCGGCCGCGGTCACAACTTCAACGTCGGGTATGTACGCCGGCAACCAAGCGGAAAATCAGCGCAAGCTCCTCGGCTTGCAGCAGATCGCAGTGAAGACGGCTGGCAGCTCGGACGACGCGGCCACGGTCGTATCGCGATTCGGCTCCGACATCATGGCGCACACCCCTTTGCTCAAGAAGCACGGTGTGACGGCCACCGATAGCCAAGGCCAGCTTCTCGATGCCGGCACGATCCTGGGTCAGATGTTCGACAAGTCGGGCGGAAACCTCAACACGATGCACGAGATGGGCGGGCTCGGAAAAGAGTCGGTCAAGCTCGCCGAAGCGCTTGCGCCGGTCTATCGCCTCGCGGAAGCAACGAAAAAGGGCAGCGGCGGCGCTGCGGTGACGGCCGAGGTCTCGAAATACGAGAAGGCCGGATACTCGCAGGAAGATATTGATAAGGATTTCTCAGAGGTGATGAAGACCTCCACGGAACGCATGGATCTCGCGACCACGCAGATCAAAGAGATTCTCGAGACGAAGTTGGCGCCGTATCTTGAGCGCTTCGCCGCGGCACTGCCTGGGCTCATGCCGAAGATCGAGCACCTGATCGACGCGTTCGATTCGCTCGCGAAAATCTTTCTCGACAACCCCATCAAGGGAATCGGCGCCGTCATTGCCGCCAAGCTCACGGCGGAGCTCGCGAAGGCGGGAATAGCCGAACTGGTCAAAAGGATTTTTGCGGAATCAGCTGCCGGAAAAACGGGCGGTGCACTTGTGGAGGCCGTGCTTGATGCGGGCACGACTGCAGGCGCCGGTGGTGGCGGCGGCGGACTGATCGCTGCGCTTGGCGGCGGAGCAAGCGTTGCGACCGCAGCGGGTGTCGGCGTTGTCCTCGCAGGCGCCGCCTACGGAACATACATGCAGAACGATCCTGGACAGAACGCCGCCGACGCGGAAGCCATGCGTCGATCCAACCCCGCGGAGTACGCACGTCAGGCATCGGCACGCGAGCAGCAAAATAACACGCTCGACAAGGGATCACGGGAGTACGCCGCGAACCTCGCCTTTATTCATGGCTCCGGCGGATCGGGCGGATTCGGCAAGGTCTCGGCAGGCGATCAAAGCATCATCAATACCTCGAACGACAGAGGTGGCTTGACGGATTCCGCGCTAAGAAAAATGCAGTTTGGCGACGCATCTAGCAAGCAAAAGCTCAACGTCGACCAGCAGGAACTCACCCGGCAGCTGTCGGCGGCTCTCGGCGGCGCGGTGAATAATCAGAAGGGTAGCGTAAACGACCCATCGCGTAACGACAGTCTCGCTACGCGAGCTCGCGGCGGGGCGCAGTAACTACCGACGCGCGCGGACGAAGATAAGGGCTGCCGCGAAAGCCAGGAACGCCGTGACAATTTCGCCGTGAAATACGGTGTCCTCAGCTGCGCAACCAGATGCGCCAGCGCAATAGGTCAGCATTCCGGAAAAGACTGCAAAGCAAAGGCAGGCGGAAAACGCAGCCGGAGCGACGCCAAGGCGGGCGCGTTCGGCCTCCTCGATTCGAACGCGCTCTTGAATTTCGCGACGCTCCTCGTCGTTCATGGCTGAATGCAGAGTTCCGCATCGCCGAGACTGCAGTCGACGACTTGACCTGTCTCAAAAGAGAAGCAGACGCCGTCAGCGGCTGTAAACACCACGAAGGTCGACGCGACAAATACTTTCTGATCCCAGGTGGGCTGACAGTTGCTGTAGAGGGTTAGCCTCTGAAGCTCAGTAAGGGTCGGCCGCCGACTACCTGGATAATACGTCGAGCATGCGGGCAACCTCGTCGAGATGACATCTCGGTTCCAAACGAGGCCAGTGGTGCCGTCCGTCGCGTGCTCGCCCACAATAGTCCAGCGCGATCCCGGGTCCGTGCAGCAGGCTTGGCTGTCGTCGGTAACCCACGCGGTGCCGTTGCACACCTGCTCCGAATAAGTCTTGCACCGAACGGCATTCGTCGCGCAGTACGGCGCGGCATCCGCGATCGATGCATCACTCGGATCGACGATCCGAGCGTCGGTATCCGAAGCCGCGTCTGAAGCGTCAGCGATCTCGGCATCGAGTAGGCCCGCGTCAGCAACCGGATCGCCCGCATCGACATCAGCCGCGTCCCCATCGCCCTGAACGATGTAACGCGACGCGGCCGAGAGTACGCGTGACACGCCCGCATCCGCGGGGACAACGACCGTTCCGCCATCCGTTGCGGGCTCGTAACCAATAACCGCCGCCGACCCGCTGCACCCCACCAACGCGACCAACGAAACCCACCCCAATAAACGCATGGAACACAACGTACAGCTGTTCCGTGCTTCGCGAAACTGCGCAGCCTTTCAGGTGGGCATATGCCGGTAATTGCCGCATCTATTTTTGAGCAGCTTCGCGAGTTCTCCTTCCGAGGGATCGCATTTCCTGCCCAAACTACGCGGCTATCGTTCCGGCATTCGCACGTCCAGCACAAATGGGCTGACCGTGACGGCGCGCACGTCGAGGCTACTGGACGCGATCCTATTGAGATCGACGTGTCGATTCCGATGAGGAATTTTATTTCGCCTGGTCCGATGGAGAGGTGGGTGGGCCCGCTATACCCGACTGTTTTCCGGGCACTTCTTACTGCACTGCTCGACCGCACTACGGGCCTTCTGCGACACCCCGAGCTTGGTGGGCTCAAGTGCAAGCCGGTAAGTTGTGATGTGCGATGGGATCCGAACAAGCGCGATGGCGTCGACATCGACGCTCGCTTCGTCGAGTCGACCGACAACGCGACAACGATCGACACCGCGATCGCCTCAAAATCTCCAATTGCCAATGCCGTCCAGACGGGAGCGGATCTCGACAATCAGATTGCGTCGATTCCCTCGCTCCCGCAGACGCCTCCGGGCACCTTGAGTTTTGCCGACTCGATGCGCTCACTGCAGGCAATCACTGATCAAGCGAGCCTTGTATCCGCGAAAGTTCAGGGAACGGTCAACGGCGTAATCTATCGACTAAACGTGATGGAGAACTCGGCAATTGCCGCCAAGAACGCCAAGTATTGGCCGGTCATTACTTCGTGTGAGGCGCTCAAGTCGACTCTCCGCGACTTGCAGAAGTCGATGCTCGTCGCGACCCGGTCGATTCTTTTCTACGTCACGCCCGCTGTCATCACTCTCGGGCAAGTGTCGATAACTACCGGCGCCAAAATAGCTGACCTGATCGCACTCAACCCAACACTCGCAGCTTCCGCGGCTATTCCTGCGCAGACGCTCGTTCGCTACTACGGCTGACCGTGGCAGACACTATCGTTAGCGGAGGATCCTCCGCCGGCCCGATACCGCCGTCAACTCCCGAGAATTGTGTTGTCAAGCTCGAGTTGCCCGCGCTCGGGCTCGCGATCGACACCTTCACGAGCTACGAATATTCGTCTCACTTTTTGACGCCATCAGACGGGTGGAGCTTCACGATCGGCAACGAAGATTTAATCCAAAGCGTCGCGAATCTCATCAAGCCCGGCATGCTCATCAATATGAGCATCAACGGACACGTTCAAAGCAGCGGTTACGTGGACGGAATTGAGACGCATACGTCTCGAGCGTCGGGCACGGAATTTACTTTTCACGGACGCGATCGACTCGCCTATGCGGTCGACGCATGCGCAGATCCTAGGCTGCGATTGATGTCATCGCAGAGCCTGCAAGATGTCATGCAGGCGATCTTTGCTCCGTTCGGATTCAACGATTTCGTTGCCGATAACAACGCCAACCGAAATGTTGTCACGGGCACTAAGATCGGAATCAAAACGAGCAAGAAGGGCAAGCCCCTCAAGAGTCAGGTGATTCATCAGCTAAAACCGTACTCCGGCGAAGGTTGCTTTGCTTTTGCTGCGCGCGTTGCCCAGCGCTTAGGGTTGTGGATCTGGCTCTCGGCCGACGGTCAGCACGTCGTTGTATCCACGCCCGACTTCGCGCAGCAGCCGAGCTACAAGCTCGCGCAGAAACGCGGGCCCGCGGACATCTACAATAACGTGCTTTCTTCGCATGCGAGCATTGATATATCTGACCAGCCGTCTTGTATTATTGCGACTGGATTTGGCACCGGTGGCGAAAATCCGGTTAGTAACTTCTCCCTCGGAGTGCGCAACCCGGCAATCAATGCGGACATTAAAACGATCCTGAGCAGCTACAGGAACACTCTCTTTATTCCGTGGCCGGCAGATCCAGATTCGCCGGATCCATCGATTCAAACAGCAACGTGGATTCCTGCGCCCGTCACGCAGGCTTTCGCAAGACCGCTGTTTTTACACGATGACGAAGCCCATACTATTCTTGAGCTCAAGTATTTTCTGAGACGAGAGATGAGCCTTCGGGTGCGCAAGACTCTGACGTACAACGTCGAAGTCGAGGGCCACGGCGTTTCTGTTTCGTCGAGCAACGTTGGATCGGGCGATATTATTATTTGGGGTGTCGATACCATCGTTGACGTGGACGACGACTACGCCAATGTCCACGAGCCGCTCTACGTGCTCGGGCGCACATTTACGAAGTCGCGCGATGGCGGAACGAAAACCCGGCTGGATCTAATCCGGCCCCATTCAATCGAGTTTTGATCATGAGCGCACCGAGAATGTCATCGATGTTCGCCGTGGGCGCGAACATATTAAATACGGTTACTGACCCGGTCACTGGGACCATTCTTGCGCAAACAGGAAGCGTGAACGAGGAGTATTCCGCGTCTGACAACGCCGAGTGGTGGCAGCACGTCGGCTTTGCTAGTCGCCCCGCGTTTCCTGTTGCCAAGTCGAGTGCCGCTGAGTGTATCGCCGTCCGTTGCTCTGATCGCGATCGCATCATCGCCACGCGCGACGTGCGCGGTCAGGCAATCTACGGCAACCTCGCAGACGGGGAATGCTGCGTATACGCGCCGATCGGCCAAGCCCGCATTTTGCTCAAGGTCGACGGCAGCGTTTCGATCGTCACGACGAGCGACAACACCGCGACGGGCAACACGCTCAAGCGATCGCTTTCGCCCGATCCGCTGCAAGGCGCCGTCGACTACACACCTTGGGGCTACGTCAAACTCAACTCGACCGGCTACCACGTGATGACATCGTCGGGTGCGCGCCTCGATGGCGGCGGCATGTCGGCGCCGGGCGTGCCCTCGGCGCTCGGATCGTACTGGTCGTTTAGCGCCGCGTCCGTTGGTCTGCAGGCTTCGGTGGTGACGCTTGGACCAACACCCGCGGCTGCGCTGCCTGTGGCGCTGGCAACGCCGCTGCTGGCCTATCTGGCGTTGGTGCAGGCCACTTGCCAGGCGGTCTACAACTACGCGTTCGCGGTCGGCAGCACGCCCGCGGCCATTGGAACGGCGCCGAACCTCGCCCTTGCCGCGCTCATCGCGGCAGCCACTTCAGCGTTGAGCGCCACGTCAGCACCTCCAATCACGGTTACGTCGACCTCGACGAGCGCGAACTAATGGCGTGCATTAAATTCCCTTCGATTCCGTTGCCAACACTGCCCACTGGGTTTGGGTTTGGCGTGACGCTGCCGCCGATCGTGTTCAACGCAAATTTGTGCTGCAAGGTCCTCCCCTTCCCGATCGCGACTCCCCCGATCCCATTGAGCGTCGGCGTGCAGATTCCGCCCGCGATCCTCGCCGCCGTTTCGCAAGCGACGCAGGTCCTTCTGGCCTACGTCGACCAACTGCAAATTAACTGCCCGCTGGAATAGCCATCCCATGCCCTTAGGACTCGGAGCCGCCCCCTTTGGTTCCAGTCTCTACGGCTACGGATCGATCGATGTCGGCATCGTTCCGGCTGCCGGCAACTACATCGATCCGGTGACGGGGCAACCGGTCGATACGCGCTTCATTCAGCAAAAAACTAAGACCTATGTCTTTGATTCGCAGGGCCGGATCTCCGGCATGCGCAGCGTCTACCAGCTGGTACAGCTCGCCGTGATGACCGTAAAAAACTCATCGGCGATTGCAGGATTTGGAAGCAGCATAAGTCAAATTCAGACGATCGATCAGAACACGCAGCAGCGTGTCGAGGACGCGTACCGCGACTGTCTAA